AGGCTGATGCGCTTTCCAAATCGTTGTAAATCCCCGTAAAGGCAGATTCGTGCCACTGGCGGTGCCGCCATATCGAATGTGTTCGCCGTTGCCATTTGTCGGTATACCTCTCTCGTTTACTCAACTGCTCCGGGATGTGGTGCAGTAATTCACCGTTGCCACAATAAATCGCCGCATGATTGGCGGTCGGTGAGCCAAAACAGCAAATCAGCACATCACCCGGCTGTGCTTTATCCGCGTGGACCTGATAAAAACCGCCCCCCTCAAGGTTATCAAGATAGAGATTTTTGCCTTTATCCCACCAGTCGTCCTCCCGGTGAAAATCAGGTAAATCAATGCCAGCCAGATGGTACGTATCCCGGAACAGCGTGTAGCAGTCCGTCACGCCATGCGCAAACTTACGCCCGGTCAGGTGTGGCACACAGCGGAATTTATGTATCCGCTCATCGCAGACCAGCCACCATTCCAGCCCGCTTTGTATCTGGAGGGTGCGATCCGCCGGGCTCAGGTATGGCTGACCGTCATCACCCGGATGACTGTGTACCAGTGCCACGATGTCGCCGCTGGCCTGTGCACTAAGGTAATCCTCCGGAGAAAGACGAAAATGCATCGTGGGTTCGGCGGACAAATTTTCGCACGGAAAATACTGCTCACCCCGCGCCGTTCTGACCACATAACCGCACGACTCCGCAGGCGCGCACCGCCGGGCATGCGCCAGAATGTCATCGTTAATCATGGGAACCTGCCAAGCTGTTAACCTGTCAACCGGTTAAGACAGTTTATTGATGGAGGCGAAAAACCCCGCCCGCTGAACGTTGTTGCGCAGGGCGCATCCTTTCATGCAGTGACTGCATTTATCCCTGCCCGGGTCGGCTGTGGGTTTATCGAATTCATCAGCCACGGGCGGGCCGTTATACCCGCACTCCTCTCCCCGGTAATCAAATGTACAGATTTCCGCCAGCATGATACGCGCCGGAAAGACGGAACCGTCAGTTTCCGCCGGTGAACTCAGGACAAATGTTGCGGTTGAGGTGGTCAGATCAGAAAGCTGCTCCACACTGTACCGTGAAACGGCCTCCTGCTCCGGATCGGCGTCCGGATTGCCATTTTCAAAATTCACCGCATCCAGAAACCTGGCGTACACCTGACGGCGTACCACTGACGCGCCAACGAGACTTTGCAGATCCTCTGCCATCCCCGTGACCAGACCAAAGAGATTAGAAACGACAAGCGTTACCCGTGGTGACGGCCCTTCACCGCTCATCTCAAAATCCTGTGCCTGTATCGGGTACGGCTCGTACTGCCGTCCCTGCCAGGTCACCGGCTCACCTTTTTCGTTCGGTTCGTTACAGAAAAAATAACGCTCACCGCCCGTCGCGGTTAAATCAAGCTCCCACAAATCGACCTTTGCGGGCAGATCCGCCCTGGTTATCTCGTTCAGGGTGTCCTGTGGTATATCCTGCATGTTATCTCCCTGTCTCCCGTCAGTTTACGACCTGCTCAAACGTTGCGGTAAGTTCTGCCCTCGTGGCTCCCACGCGAACGCTCCACTTCCTGCACACCACGCGGATTTGTCTCCAGTGGTAAGGGGGCGTCCACAAAAACGCCCTGACGCCACCATGCTCTGACAAAAAATTATCCACACGTGGCGCATCCCGGCGCGCCACGCTGAGGGTGATGTTGTACTTCCTGAGGTCATTATTAAGCCCTCCCGCCCGGCGCTGCTCGTGACCGTCACCAAACCTCACGACCACCACACCCGGCTCAGATTCCACTTCCATGCCCGGACTGACTTTCCAGTGAAAGGTTTTCATCAGCGATATGCCCCGCTCAGTCTGCCGCCGTCACGTCCCTGCTGTTGCAGAAGATCAGACGCGGCCTTTTTACTCACATCGTAAACAGCCTTAAGCACCTGCGGCCCCAGCTCCGGCCCGGTGTTATTAATGACAGTATGATACTGCGGCGCAAACATCATCATTCCTCCCGCGCCTGCGCCTGCGGCGGCGGCTGCCACAACGCCCAGCTTACCGTCAGCGCCACGGCGTAACGGCAGAATAGCCTCCGGCCCGGCTTCTCCCATCACCGCAGCGCCCCTGGCAAACGCAAAGAACGTCGGTCTGTTAACAATACTGCCGCTGTACTGACTGAGGCCTGCCGAACGGTAAACACCGCCGTCCGCATTCGGAATAACCGACATTGCCGCCGCGCTGTAGGCCCCCGAAGGTGTACCGCCGCCTGCTGATGCACCAAAGCCAAACATCCCCAGTAATGACCCCAGCAGTTTCGAGGCCGCAATGCGGGCCTCCATTTTTGCCAGGTCGGCCAGGATGGAGACCGTAAAACTGCGAAAATCCATTTTTCCGGTCAGGGCAAAATTAGCGATGCCGTCCGCCATGCCGTTAAACGCGTTTGTGAAGACGTTTTCCGTCATGCCCGCAACGTTGCTTCCCTGTGCCAGAAAGTTATCCAGCGCCCGCGACGCGCCCTGCATCCAGTCCCCCTGCGCGGCGTCCACTTTCGCACTGTAATCCGCCCACTCAGCCAGCCGGCGATCGAGGCTGTCCTTCAGCGCCTGCTCTGCCTGACGATATTCGTCAGAACCGTATGTTCCTTTGGCCTTACTGTCGCGTTTAAGCTGCTCCAGCTTATCCTGATACTGTTGCTGAATTTTCAGGCGCTCTTCGTACCGCCCACGCTGCCGGTCTCCCATCCCCATGGTGGCGAGCGCCATTGCGTGCTGCTGCCTGACCTTCGACTCTTCTTCGGTAAGCTGACTGGTTAACTGAACGGTCTTTTTCTTCAGTTCATTAATGGCGTTCTGATGCTGAAGTTCCTGCTGCTTTATGTCCAGACCACGTAACGCCTGCACTATTTCATCCCGGTGTGCCAGCACGCTTTTCTCGTCCGCCGTCAGTTTTTTGCCTGACAAATCGGCGATGCGCTGTTGAAACGCCAGAAGCTGCTTGTGCGCCTGCGTCATTTTTTCGGTCGTGGAAAGCTTCGCGGCGGCTATCTGGCCTTCAACCTGTGCCTGTTGCTGGCTGTACTGCAGAAGTAAGCGGCTGGCCTCGTCGTTGTGGTAAGCACCCGGCTTTTTCGTCTGGCGCTCCATCGCCTTTTTATGGCGTTCGTTTTCGCGCTCCAGCGCGGCATTACGTACAGAAGCATCGGCGTACTGCATGGCACTGATACGGTTCACTTCCCTTTTGTGGCGCATCTCCTCAGTTTCATTTTCCCGGTTCAGCGCGGCGTTCTGCTCGTTCCGGCGCTTCTGCGTTTCCTGATAATCACGCTCAGCCTTTTCCTTTGCATCCTGCAGTTCCTTCTGAAACTTTTCTTCCAGAAGCGCGGCAAGGTTATCCCTGTCCTGCTGAGAGACTGGAATAAATGCCTTACCGACCTGCGTACCACCATTGCTGATTTTTTTCTGTAATTGCGCTATTTTTTCATCGAGCGTGTCTTTCCGCCCGATATCGAGCATCCGATCCCACGCCCATTTCGCCGCATCACCCACGGCATTCCATGCGCTTTCAACCCAGCCAAGGTTATTGCGGACATCCGTCATGCGCCTGTTCATCTCTTCCGAATACGCGGACATGGCGATTTTCGCGGCGTCAGCCGTTCTTCCCTGCTCACCGAGCACCCTGATTTGTTCAAGCTGGGTGGCGGTCAGAAAGTGCAGTGTCCTGTCCAGCTCCTTCGCCGCGTTCACCGGATCATCCTGCAGGCGTTTAAACTGCCTGATGGTCTCATCAACCGACTGACCAACGGCCTCCTGCATTCTCGCTGCTGTGCGGGAGACCATATCCACGGCCTGTCCGGTAAACGCACCGCTACCCACCACCTGCGCCAGTACGCCCGCCGCGTCGTGCTGCGTGACGCCGTTTCCGGCGAGCGACTTCGCCATCTTATTAAGCTGGTCTGTGGTTTTTCCGGCATAACTCCCGGTCAGAATAAGCTGCTTATTGAACGCCTCGCTTTCCTTTGCCCCCTCGTAGTATGCCTTGCCCAGCCCGTAAACCGATGCGGCCGCCACACCAATCAGCCCGCCGGTCATCAACCCCTTCGGCGACATCAGTTGCTCAATCCACCCGGCGCGGTTAGCGAGCGTGATACCACTTCCCCGCAGTGCCCCGAAATTCCCGCGCGCCAGCTCACCCGCCAGCACGCCCAGCTCACGACGGGCAGCAGCGCTTTTCAGTCCGAGCGAATGGGTGGCTGTTCCGGCACGCTCCAGCTTTCTGATATACACATCAGCGGCGTTGCTGACGCCCAGCTCTGCCGCTTTCACCCGCAAAAGCTCAGTGCGTGAAAGATGTTGCGCTGCCGTCTGCTCTTTCAGGCGACGAATAAACTGTGCTTTTTTCTGTGTGGCCAGCGCCTCAGCATCAGCAAGTTCCCGGGTCTTCGCTGTGGTTTCAGACACCAGCGCCAGATAATCACCCTGTGAAATATCGCCACGTCCTTTTGCCTGACGCACCTGTGCCTGGATACGCTGCAGTTCCTGCAATCCACCACTTAGCTGTTTTACACTGTCAATCTGACGGTAAAATGCGGCGGCAGCAGCATCCTGCGCCCGAGCAACCACAGCGGCCTGAGCCTGCTCTTCGCGCATTTTCTGATTCAGGGCTTCAATATTGCGCTGCGTAAGATCCACGCGCTGAGCCACCTGCTCATACGCCTGCGAATTCAGTATCAGCGCCTGCTTCTGTCGGGTGGTCGCATTGAATACAGCACCGCTTCCGTCAATATATGCCCGGCCCTGTTTCTGCAGGAGTTCCAGAAGATTTTTTTGTCGCTGTGCTGATATCTCCGCTTTACCGGAAGCGTCCTCCAGTATTTTCTTTATACGCGGAACTTCGTCCTTAAACTTCTGCGAATCCAGCGAAAGATCAATTACCAGATTGGCTACCTGGTCCATAACGTACTCCCCCAAAAATGCCTTCGCCCGCAAACATCATGTCGTCATCATTTTTTTCAAATACCGGTTCCGGGTCCGGCATCAGACTGAAATCCGTTGCGTCGTGCGGCTTTCCTGTCACCAGTCCGGCCACCAGCGACTTCAGGGTGGCGAACTCTGCGTCCAGATGCGCATCACTGAAGCTGTACTGCCGGAAATGTGCCGACCACTCCCCCAGCTCTGTTGCGCTCATCTCTGACAGCATCCGGCGCCAGTCCCCCCTGCCAAACTCCCGCGCAAGCTGCATGGCAAAACGAATCTCATCCTTCAGGGCTTTTCCGGCGAAGAGGACTCCGCACCTTCCTCTTCGCTGTCAGAATCAGGAGGCGTCATTCCGCTCAGGGACAGCACCATATCGGCCCCTTTTCCCAGCGCCTCATACGACCAAAGGGCGGCGATATTATCGCTGGTTTTCCCTGTATCCCGCGTCTGATCGCCATTCTGTAATGAGCGGGATACCAGCCAGGCATTAATATCAATCCCCATTCGCAAAAACGCGACCCTGCGCGCTTCTTCTGTTGCCTCTTCTGTCTCCCGATCATATTGCGCGGTGCGTTGCTGTATGTATTCCAGATACTCGATGCGTTGCAGTCCGGAAAGTTCGTACAACTCTACTGATGCATCACCATAAGTGAGCGTGTCTTTCTTCAAAAACATGATGTATTCCTGTTGAAGGTGCCCCGACAACCTGACAGGCGGGGCAAAGAAAGGGATTACGCCTGCACGGCAGCCTGAACGGTGATGTCCGCAATGGCGGTAAAGTTACCGTCTGACGTCATGCCAATGATTTTTACAGCTCCGGCTTTAACACCTTTCACCGTTGCAACGTTATCAGCCTGAGTCACCGTGGCAATCGTCGGATCTGAGGTGGCGATGCGCAGGGATTTATCTGTCGCGTTATCCGGTTTCACGGTATATGTCAGATCAACCGTCGCGCCGGTGCTCACATTCGTTGTCTGCGGTGCCACAACCAGACCGGACACCGCTACCGGAGGTGCAGTGCCCTCCTCCGCCATATGTGGACGTCCGACGCCTGTAATTTTCACCGTGCGGGTGATCGCCTCTTTGGACTGAACGGTCTTACCCAGTGAACTTATCCAGCCCTTAAAGACATCAACGGTTCCGTTCGGGTATTTAATGCGCCAGGCCTCCACATCGCCGCTGTCAAACAGCTCTATCAGTTTTTTCTGCCCGGACTCTCCCGGCTTCCACGCCAGCGTGATACTGGTGTCCCCGGCGCTTTTTTGCCCCTGCGCGGTGGTTTTCCAGTCGGCATCTTCATCATCCAGGTAGTTATCATCTTCGGCGTCAGCGGTCATCTCACCGGGTTGCAGATCTTTGACCTTTGCCAGTCGCAGCCAGTCGTTATCGTTCAGCGGGTTCGCATATGCATCTCCGTTGCCGGTATACAACCATAACGTTGTACCGGCACCTTTCACTTTTTTCAGCGGGTCAGGTGCTGCCATCATTCATTCTCCTTACATGGTGTAGGTGATTTGATACGTTATTTCCGTCATAGCCCAAAGAGCCATGTCACCATCACGCTGCCAGTCATATCCGGTCGGCGTCATGGTATCGATAAGAGAAGCCAGTTGTGGAACATCGCTGAGAGCCGGATAGATTTTCCCCTCCATCCAGTCATCCAGCTCACGGTCAGGACTTTCTGCTTTCAGGAACGCCGCAACGTGCAGATGCGCTTTCCAGTTGTCTTCATCAAGCTCTTCTCCCGTGTACTGCGCGTCTGTCAGCCAGACCACCAGGGCGGGTAAATCTTCCGGCGCGATAACGGCGGGCAGACCATCAAACAGCGTTACGCCTTCACCCGACGTTTCGGACAGGCGGTCAAGAATGGCGTTACGAATGGCGGTATGTTTGTTCATCAAAGTCTCCTGGTCAGGTACAGCCGGAGTTGCTGTTTCAGCGATGAGGCAAGTTCTTTGGGAAACTCTTCCGCAATGATGCGGTTTTTAGCCTCTTCAAAATTTTGTGTCAGTGCCGCCGCCAGCGGGATTTTTACCACGTCAATGGGATAGCGCTTCTTACCCTCGATGCGCTTCATCACATGCCAGCGTCCGTTTGCCAGTTGCTGAATAAAAGCATCACGGAACAGGTACGGCCCAATCTTCAGCACGCTGCCCCCGCGCAACAACTGTCCTTTGCGGCGTGTCAGCCTGACCTGCGCTGTACCGAGTTTAATGGCAGGCAGATTGCCCCGGTTGATACGGATGCGGGCATACTGTTTCCCCACATCAAAGCGGGGGGAGGCTTTCCAGAATCTGACGCGTTGTTTAACCAGCCGGAAAGGGATTCCCTGTCTGTGGTTATCACCGGCGACCGTTTCTTTTGCAACTTTATGCGTGGCAAAAGAGATGGCCTTCTGCGCCAGCCGGTTTATCGTCATCGCGGACGCTTTGGGGATCATCTGCCTGTCAATGCTGCTCAGATTCTGAACCGCATTTTCCAGGCCTTTAAGTGACATACGTCCTCCTTATAGTTCACCGTCGTCGGGTATCTGTCGGTGGATCTCCCGTTCCCAGCCAGATAACCCGGCTTCCGCTGCTCTCCTCCGGCCCCATCCTGTCCACCCAGTAATTCTGTCCACCAATCTCCAGGGTGTCAGCCCGCTTCAGTTGCCGCACGGCTGACGATTTCACGAAAATTGACGGGCTTACTCCTTCAATTCTGACGCCGCCGGCAGCATATGAAACACTTTCCGGGTCATCAAAAACCCCGGTCAGTGAGGCGCCCGCCAGTACGCCTGACGTGATGGTCGCTACAGTTCCCATCACACCCAGAATGGCATCATCTGCACGGAACATGGCAGTATCAAAAAGATTGTCTGTCTGCGACATAGCGCTCCCCTCATAACGCAACAATCAGTCCGTCGCCCGCGAGTTCATCAACATATCTCGCAGGAATACGCGCCGGCTCCCCTGCAGGAACGGTCTCCAGAACCCGATCGCTGTCTGCTGCCAGCGCGTGAATATGAAGCGTGCGGACCGCCCTGATAAGGACAAATCCCGAAGAATGGAGGCTGCTTTTGACTGCTCCCGGCTCATCCTGTGGGTCACTGGCCGTCGTTTCAGCATTTTCCCCGTCCGGCATACCACCCACCTCTTCCTCCCACTCAGCGACACGCTGGCTGATTTCGGCGGCGCTGCCGGAAATATCCGGGTCCCGTCCGAGCTGTACGGCGAGTTCCTGCAGACGGGCGATATTCTCTTCTTTTGTTGCCATTTTCGGTCATCCTTCTGATTTCATGACACAAAAAAGGCCCTTACGGGCCATTTTGTCGGTTCTCTCAACCTACCTGGACAATCACAAACTCATCCGGGTCCGGCAGTACCATCAGCGGCGCGGACTGCGTCATGGTGTACTCGTTAGCCGGGTCGCCAACAGTGATCCAGTGTTTCGGGTAGCGGGTTGCAGCAACAATTCCCTCCGCGAGCGCCTGTGAATCCTGAATGGCACCATAACAGCGGATACCCTCCGAGGCGGTATTCCCCAGCACCAGCGTTCCTTCCGGCAGATAGCGTTTTTCAGTACCGTCTTTATCGATGTATGAGGTTTTTGCCACCACAATCGCCAGATCACCGTACCAGCCTTTAAAGGACACCACGGCACCCAGATCTTTAACGGCGGTTTCCAGTACCGATGTGGAGCCGCGACGGGTATCCAGCTTCTCACGGAACAGCTTAAAGCCGTTTAACAGGCGCCAGACCTTTCCGTCCATCACGGCGATATTAATCAGGCCGGATGCCTGATCGCAGTACATATCAATATCGAACGATGGATCAAAGGTATCGCGGTCCTGCGCTGACCATTTTTTATCCGCAGCCTGAACAATGTTATTGGCCGCTGAGCGCCCGAAATCCACCTCCACGGTCTCGAACTGCTCGCCCTCCATGATGTATTTTCCGTTCAGCACTGCGCTGACAGCCTGCATCTCTTCCACCTGGACGATGGCCTGCTCTTCCTGCTTGAGGTTATCGGTCAGAATACGCAGACGGCGGTAGTTCTGGTCGTTCAGTTGAGCCGGATCTTCCCCCGGCAGGCGCTCCACGACCTGTGAATAGTTAACCTCATGCTTCGGCTTGACATATCCCGGTCGCAGAACGCGAGTTTCACCGCCGCGGTTACGCAGCACTTTTCCGCCTACCACCGGCGACACGTAGGCCGCAATGGGTGTTTTCCCGGTGATTTTATCCAGCATGACTTCCTGCTCTTTGAATGTCACCGTGCGACGAAAAAACAGGGTCAGGAAAAGCGGGTTAAATTTGACCTTCTGCTCGGTGTAACCGAGTAACTGACGGGTGGTAAATAAATTCATGAAGCGTATTCCTTTGAACGGTAAAAACAGAACAGGCCGCTGCCGCTGTGCAGCCTGTAGCCTGCTGTGTGTTACGTGATTATCAGATGACCATTAAGGCAGTTCGGCGTGACTGATGGCGCTGCCGGCAAAAGCATTAGCCTTTTTAGCGGCGTCAGTATTTTCCGGCCACAACAGTGCTTCCGTGGCAAATGTGCCGCTTTTCCAGTACGTCAGCATACTTTCAGTGCCTTCCAGTGGCAGGGTCAGTACCCCCACAGCGGTTCCGGCCTTCTGTCCGTCCCATGCCACCAGTTTTCCTGTGGCATCATCCAGCATCAGTGGTGTCAGTACCGGGGTGGCAGCGGTAATACCGCTGGCACCTGTTGTGGTATATGCCGGATCATTTCCGGCGAAAATACGGTTTTCATCACGCTGTTGCGTCGTCGTTTTAAAGGTCATGATTTATCCTCGCCTTTTGCTGCCATGGTTCCCGGAATGCTCATCAGGAGTTGCGTATCTGTATCAACATCGCTGCTGTTACCGCCACCTCCTGACAGTGACGCCGGGGAATGTAACTGCATAAACTGCTCAAAGGCGTTATTCATACTCGCCCCACCCGAACCTGAAACATCCGGCGCAGCCACCAGCAGTTCACGGGCCTGTTCGGTGGTCATTCCCGGTACGGCAGCCAGTTTTTCCGCCAGTTCTTCACGCCCTTTCGCTTCATCCAGTGCCAGAATACTGTCACTGAGAGAGGTGGCACCGGCACGCGGTGCGGCGGCAAGAATGGTTTTTGCCCGCTCCGCAGTCATATCCGGCATGGCGGCCAGCGTGGCAGCCAGTTCCTCACGTCCATTCGCTTCGTCAAGCGCCATAATGCGATCGGCCTCACTGACAACTTCCTGCTGCGGCGTGGCTGCCGCCAGAATGGCCTGCGCCTGCGCCACGCTCATACCCGGCTGTCCGGCCAGCATCTGCGCCAGTTGTTCACGCCCTTTTGCCTCCGGGCAACCTATAATCCCCATCACGCGCTGATTTTCCTGCGCTGCCGCTTCTGTTGCTGTTAATTCAGGCATATCGCCTCCTTTTGAGTTATTCTTCAGTGCCGCTGCCATTACGCTAATGGCGTCAGCGGCATTTACCATTTCATCCGCCAGTCCCACTTCAATACCGGCCTGACCGTCATAAATGGCGGCTTCCGTCGCCATGACGGCCTCTGCGGACAACCCGGTATACTGTGCAACCCTGTCGGCAAACATCTGCCGCGTAGCATCCATCTTTTGCTGATAGTCGGTACGAACGTCATCCGGTAACGCCTGACAGGGATTCAGGTCCGTTTTATGTTTTCCTGAATACAGAAGGGTGATTTCCACGCCCTCCTGTTCCAGTTGTCCGGCATAGCTGGCATGTGCCATCACCACGCCAACAGACCCGATTCTGGCAGTCTGCGTCACCAGGCGGCGGGAGCATGCAGACGCCAGCAACATCGCCCCTGAACAGGCCACATCATTCATCAGCGCCCATATCGGCTTTTGTTGTCCCAGACGGTAAATCATGTCCGCGCAGTCAAACGCGCCTGCGGCCTGTCCGCCCGGACTGTCGATATCCAGCAGTACCCCCGTCACTTCTGGATCGGAAATTGCCTGTTGCAGACGGGCGGTAATACCGTCATAGCCGGTCATTCCGGAGAAGGGACGCATCCCGCCAAGTTTATGAACAAGCGTTCCTGACACTGGTAACACGGCAATACCATTCACCACCTGGTAAAAACGCGCCCGTGGTTTGTCTCCGGACATATAATTTCCGGTAACAAGCTCCATACCCTCCTGATCAAGGTTTTCCAGGTTCTGGGGAATGTGCAGGCTGTCAACGCCTGACTCCCTACCCAGCGCGCAAAAGAAAACCCGCGCATAGGCGGGTTCAAGTAACAGCGGGGCGTTCGTGGCCTGGCTTATTATGTGCGGTAAATTACGTTGCACGCTTATCCTCCTCCGACTGGCGGCTCTCTGTGATTTTTTGCTGGTAGGTTTCTGTTATCCAGACCGGACGGGGAAGTCCCGCCGCGCGTCGCTCTTCTGACTCCCTGACCTGCTGGCGGAAAATATCCTGGTAATCTTCACCCATAATGGCCAGCTCTTTCTCGTAGGTGCTGAGGCCTGCCTCGATACGCATAACGGCTTCCTGAACTTCCTTAAGCCCGTCAATTGCCATGCGTCCGGCACCAATCCATTCCGCCCGGCTCCAGCCTGAGCGCGCCTCCCAGAAAGAAAAACGCGATCGTGGTGCCTTTATCACGCCACGTATCAGCGCCTCTTCCAGCCAGCAGGAAAACATCTGCGTCGCCAGTCGTCCGGCGATCAGTTTTCGGCGCCCCATAAAATAGCGCCATGACTCATTGGCAGACGCGCGGGCGCTGGAGTAACTGACCTGTGAGTAATCCCGCGAAAGTTGCTCATAAGAGACGCCCAGCCCCGCAGCAATATAGCGAAGCAGCGCCTGTTCCAGCGCTGAAAATCCGCTGTCGGCATTCTGTGCCGTCTGTAATTTAAGCGCATCACCAGGGTGAAGATGAGGAATTTTTACACCGCCGAGTTTTACATTGTTGGCGGCATAATATCGCGCATAACTAGCCAGAATACTGACCAGCGGATTATTCGCATCCCCGGCTCCTGTTCCCTCTGTTCCCGCTATATACTCAAACGCCTTGTCAGTATCCAGCTCGCTCTCAATCGTTGCGGCATACATCGCCTTAACAATCGTCGACTGGAGCTGCGTTGCCTGCAGCGTATCCAGCATTTTCAGACGCTCCATTACGCTGTAAAACTGGTTGGCTCCGCGCGTCTGTCCATCCTCCACAGGCTCAAAAATATGCAGCATGGCCGGGCGACCTGACGGCAGATATTTTGGTATCCGCGTCCACTGTCCCGCACCTGATAACGGCCAGTCATCATCGCAGACATGATACGCCAGCGCCTTACCGTTCCGGTCAACCTCCACACCCGCTCTTAACTGCCGATTCCCCATAGCGTGACCAGGTGTATCAATGCGCTTCGGGCTGATTGCCTTAAACCGGGTACGGAAGAGTTGTGTTGTTTCGGTATCCCAGACCGGCTGGAGAAAAATTTCACCATTGAAGGCGTGTACGCCAACCCCTTCACGAATAAATTCTGTAAAGGTACGCTTCCCCTCAATGTCTGTCTCGCCAAAAATGCCGTCGCAGTATTCCGTCCACGCCGATTCCACCTCATTGATGAAGCTCCTGGCGGAAGCCTCCCTCATGCCCAGGTACTGCCAGTTAGGGCGGTAGCTGATAAGAAAAAGATGACCGACGATATGATCCTTATGGAGCGATACCGCGTTAGCCGCAATACCGTTATTACGAACCAGATCATCGGCGCGGGCATTACCCAGGCGCAGCGAGGGCAACAGTGCGGCGTCCACACTTTCCGCCGGGGGCATCCAGTCTGTCAGTTGACCACCAAAGCCAGTACCCCCGCCACTGTAGCCCAGGCTTTCACGCAACGGCGTTCCGTTGACATCAACCAGTACCGACGCCCTCTTCATAACCTCACCCCTGCCGGACCGCGACGCCCTCCCGTTTTCAGGCAGGCTTCCATTTCTGCTATGTACTTTTTCAGATCGCTGACGGAGGTTGCGGTAAATTCCACCCGGCGCCCGTCTTTTTGCACCGTCGCCACGCGCTTACCCATCATCAGGTCATGTAACGCAGCCCGTGCTTCAATTAATTCAGCCATTGTTGCCATTATTAAGATCTCCCGAAAGCATGGCGGCCAGCTCCTCAAGGGTTGGGCCTGTTTTATTCTCGCTTTTTCTGGACGCGGCCAGCGCCCCCAGATCCAGTTGCCAGCGCTGAACGGACACCCGGTATGCCGCATACGCATACACCAGACAGTCCAGTGCCTCATTACGTCTGCCTTTTGCATCCCACAGCAGTTTTATTTTGCCGTTGACCATCTTTTCCACCAGCTCTTCAGCCACCAGTTGCTTCGCTTCCACTTCCGAAAAAATCTCCGGATTATCAGGAAAACGAAAGGTGTAAGGTGAGACTGAGTCAGGCGGCGTGGGAGGCTCTTTAAGTCTGGCGTAAATCATCTCTTTGGCGGTGTCGGTTCCGATTTCACATAAAAACACACCGCGCTGATTCCTGCTTTTGGGCATGGTAATAACTGGTTTACCGTATACCGACGCACCTTTTACAGGCATCACCCTGAATATGCCGTGCTTTTTTGAGCGTTTATAAACGATTTCGGCATCAATACCCCCGGTATCCCAGCAGACGCGGGCAATCGACATTTCAGTACCGTCCGCATGGAGATATTTTTTATTAATCGCCTCATCAACGCGCGTCAGGGTTTCCTCATGATCGGGCCGCCCCATAATGATTTTTTTATCAATCAGGAATGCCTCTTCGCCCGGCGCCCAGCCCCAGACATACATTTCAAAGCGGTTAGCCTGAGAGTCAATGCCCGCCGTCAGATAAACCACCCGCTCAGGCACCACCGCGCCATAGCGAATAACTTTCTCAAGCAGAACCTCATAACCGATTTTCTCAGCCACAGCCTCTTCGTATGTCTCCCCCAGAGTGGTATTAATGAACGTCTTGACGCCATTTGGATCTTTCAGCGCATCCAGCCAGTCATAAACAATCTGCACCCAGGTGGTGAATGGGCTGTAGGCTGTCCATATATGAAACGAGATGGAGCGCGGCGGCGGTATTTCATCGCCATCGGCACTGTAAAAAGTCAGGCCGTCGCGGGTCCATATCCCTGTATTTTCACAAATCCAGCGCCCTTCTTTCTGATCAAGTTCTGACTGGTGAATTACGCATCCGTTATGTTCACAAAGGTAATACACCGTCTCTGGTTTACCCTTTTCCCATTTGAGACCGAACGCGGTACTGTCATCGCCAAATTTCAGATACTGCTCTTCGCCGCAGTGCGGGCAGGATACGTGAAACCGCATAAAGTGCGCCGACTCATTCGCCGCCTTTTCAATCTGGCAGGCTCCTTTGGTTTTAGGCGTGGAGCCGCGTATCGACTTTGGCCAGACAGAACCCTCAATACGTTTATCGCCCAGCAGGGTTGGCGAACCTTCTTTTTCCACGTCAGGCTCAAAAGAAGAAAGCTCGTCATAGCAGACCGTATCCACCGATTTTTCACGGTAGTTTTTCGCCGCGGCGCCACCCAGGCACCAGAACCCTACACCGGAAGAGAAGCGTTTGAGCGTGAGCGTGTTATTGCGGTGTTTTCTCCCGAACCAGGGGGCCAGATCCAGAAGTACCGGAACATCACGAATGGTCGGCTCCACATGCGACTTCATGAAGTCTTCTGCCGCCGAGTCCGTTGGCTGAAAAAGCAGGCTGTTGCGTGATTTATGCTCAATAAAATAGGCTTCCACACCCAGCAGCATTTTGGTGTAACCCACACGGGCTGATTTAATCAGGTTAACGACGCGTATTCTGTCATTGCCCATCGCATTCATTATTGCTACCTGAAACGGCAGTGTTTCCCATTTCCCTGGCGTGTAAGATGATTCTTTTGGAAGATAGTAATATTCATCGGCCCACTGGACGGCTGTAAGCGGAACAGGGATATGCAATGCGATCAGACCATTTGTTATAGCCCTGTTGGCATTATTCGCCTGATGCTCTCCTGAAGTCATCAACCCACTTCTCCACATCCGCTATCGTGGCTGCTTTGTCTGATGCTTTTGCAATTTCCGTTTTTATTGCATCAATGTGTTCAGTGGTTAAATCCGGATACCTGCGTTGCAATGTAAGAGGCAGTCTCGACAATATCCCCACTATTTCCTGAGCAATTCTTTGCAGAATATAAGTAAACAACTCAATATCCATAACCTCTGATTTACGTTCCGCATTTTTCAGTTCCTGCGCGTCAGCCTGCGCCCTGGTCAGCCGGTAACGTTCGTAATCTATACTTCCGGGGACAAGATCTGACTCTGCCGCAGCCCGCAGATCATCAACCTCTTTGCGAAGTTTTTCGTTTTCTATGGACGCATCCCGCTCGGCGTACCACTCAATCACTGCTGCAGAATCAAAAACAGCTTCCACACCTTTCCCGCCTCCGGACGCCAGCGGCATTCCCTGGCTTTGCCAGCGTTCAATAGTGCGTGGATCAACATTAAAAAACTCTGCCAGCCTCTTTTTGTTAACTTTCATAAAAATCACACCTCAAAAAATAGGGTACGACACAAAACCCCATAAAAATGGCAAAATCACAGCCTGGCGTGTCGTTTCTTTTTTTAAACAAAATCAAATAAAACATGATGTTAAACAAAAGAAGTAC